ACAAGGTAATCATTGCACTTTATATGAATCTCGTATTAGTGGAATAGTGCCAATGCTTAACGAGGCAGTTCGTGAGTATAGTGATTTACAAGCTGAAATTGTTCAACACATTCACTCTACTATGTGGGCCATTCAGCCTCAACAGTGTGGTAGATGTAGAGGAGTTGGAGAGATTCCAAGAGAGAATTCTGCTCCAATTGCTTGTCCTGGCTGTGGAGGAAAAGGCTTACTTCCATTGAATCCATTCGAGCATATTGTAATGCCAATGCCTAAGGCTGGTGAGAATACAGCTATTACTCCTCCGATTGGATATGTTCAGAAGCAAACTGAGATAGCACGACTACAAGAGGAAAGAATAAGACAGCATATATACGATTCATTGAGTGCTATTAGTATGGAGTTCTTAGCTGAAACTCCAATAGCTCAATCAGGAGTAGCTAAGCAAGTAGATAGAGAAGAGCTTTATAGCTTTGTTCATTCTATTGCTGAGGATATCGTAAGGATTATGGATGAAGTATGCTATGATATATTAGCATGGAGGCACTATGCACAGAATGTAGATATCAATGAATTGATTCCTTACATTCCAGTTCCTGAGCGTTATGATATGCTTAGTGGCAAAGTATTAGTTGATGAATTAACATCTATGGTACAAGCTAAAGTTGATCCTGCAATCATCAATGCTGCTCAGATTGAATTAGCAGATAAGAAATTTAACGAATCTAAAGTCAAAGACCTAGTGATACTTAAACTTAAACTTGATCCTTTCGCAGGAGTACCTGAAGAGAACATCAGCTTGCAAAGAACATTTGGAGCAGTTGATCAGGCAGATTTAATAATCCATGCAAATATTAGCAAATTTGTTACAAGAGCATTATCAGAAGTTGATGGCTTTGCAGATTTAGCATATACTGAGCAAGAACTAATTATGCAGAAATATGCTGCTGAATTTAAAAAACCATTACCTCCAACTCCATTAGCATAATAAATGGCTCAAGCAGATGCGATAATAAGGCAGATTACAGAGCTTATACAGGCTCGAATTGATGATTGGAATACTCGTATGCCAAAGATTCAAGAAGATGCGTATAAGGTCGTATTAGAGTTATCTGCTGAACTTGAAACAAGCAATGGACAAATCAAGCCATCTGTTAAGAACATAAAGACTATTGCAAAGATTAAAGCAGAACTTGATAAGACTATTTTCAACAAGCAATATCAAGATGATTTAGATGCAATCATTCAAGATTATAAAACTATCTCAGAATTACAGCGTAATTATTTTACTGCTGTTGTAGGTAAGTATAAAGTACCATCAGTTCTTGAGCAGATTCAACAGCTTGCACAGGATTCAGTCATTGAGCAATTAGGTCAGGATGCAATAGGTGCAAACTTTACAGGACCAATCAAAGACATACTTGTTAAAAACGTAACGTCTGGCGGTAGTAGAGCAGATTTCATTGAACAAGCTCGTGAGTTTATGCTTAATACTGATACAGGAGATGGAAGATTAGTAAGATATACGAAGCAGATTGTAACAGATAGCTTGAATCAGTTTAGTGCTAACTACAATGCAACACTTACTGATGATTTAGGATTGCAATGGTATAAGTATGATGGCTCATTGAAAGATACATCAAGGCCTTTCTGCGATGCATTAATAGCAGCTAAGAAGACTTGTATGCCTTACATCCATGTGAGCCAGTTAGAAGAGATTGTGAATGGAAGTATTTGCGGAGAGCAAGTTCCTATATATGATAAGACTGGATTACCTGCTGGTATGATACCAGGAACTAATGCTTCCAACTTCCGCATAAATCGCGGAGGTTATAATTGCAATCATCAACTCTATCCTGTGAGTGCTGCAGTAGTACCTAAAGAATTGAGAGATAAGTTTAAAAACGCATAGTCTTACATTATATTTGCATAAACAAAAGGTCCGCAAGGAAAAACACTTATGACATTAGCTGAATTTATTCAAGAATTATCAGACAGAGTACAAATTGATGCTGCCGATGAGCAGTTAAAGCAATTAGTAATGAATCCTGCACTTTCAAGTGTTCAGATTCCATCCAACATTGTAGCTTCAGTATCATCTAAATTGATGACTGAGAACGAAGCAAAAACAAATTTCAACATTAAGAAGCACTTCACTGGCACAGCATTAAGCACAGTGGATAGTAAGATTAAAGATTTATTAGATGAGTTTGCTTTTGATGATGAAACAAAATCAAACATTCTTACTGAGCAATCTACTTACAATCGTATTCCTATGCTTGCTAAGGCTATTGCTGATGCAAAGGAAAGATCTATCAATGCAACTGGTGGAGAGAAGAAAGCATTAGTAGATAAGATTGGAGAACTTCAAAACTTATTGAATGCAGAAAAAGAAGCTCGTAAATCTGATATTGAGAAAGTAAATTCACAATGGCAAAATCAGCTAACTGAGAAAGAACTTTATGCTATGTTTAGTCAGTATAACTACGCACTTGACTTAGATAAAGATATTACTATCTCAACAGCAAAAGGACTTTGGGAAAAGAAATTAAAAGAGAAAGGAGGCAAGTATACATTCACAAATGATGGATTGAAACTTGTTAATGCAGAAGCACCAGACCTACCATTCACAATAGATAATAAGACAGTAGATGTCAAATCATTTACCGAAAATGTCTTGGCTGAGGCCAAATTGTTGAAGGTACAAGGTGCAACTCCAACTCCTGTTGCAAATACTCCTACTCCAACTCCTGCTCCTGTAGCTAAATCAGTTACTCCAGGTGCTAAGTCAGCAATAAGTAAAGCACTTGCTGATTTCAAAGCTGGTAGTGGTCAAATATAACAGTCAATCTCGTGATATGTGGCTTTATGCCAAACACAATTAAACAGGGAGCAATCCAACACAGCAAAATAAAAATCAATTTTAAATTTAATTATCCTTAAATAAAATGGCATACGGATATTGCGAAGCCCTGTTATTGCACTTAGAGTCAATTGCAGGCACAAACTATCCTGGAAAGAAAGTAACTATTCCAGGTTTCTTAAATATGTTAGTTTCTCAAACTGACAGACCATTTGTAGATGCAAATATGGGCGGACACTATAAAGATGTTCGTGTAAAATATATGCCTCGTACAACTGAAGCTCAAGTTTCTACTTCTGATACTTGCTCAGTAGATTTCGTTCCAGTTTACAATGAAGTAACTGCATCTGTTGGTAATGTAGCTCAAACAGGTGTTTGGATTTCTGACGATGTAGTTCGTCAATATTGCGAAGATGCTTCTCGTACTGTTGCTGTAGGTCAGCCTGCAACTCAGTTAATGAATGAGCACTTAAATGGAGTTCTTCATGCAATGAATGGTATCTATCAGCAAATGGAAAACATCTTAACTGATTCTGTAACTTGGGGAACTCACGCTGCAACAGGAACATCTGCTGCTGTAACTGTAAACATTGAGCAAGATGGTACATTAAATGACCTTGCAACAGGTTTAACAAAGTTATTAATGGATGCTGAAGTAAACGAGTTCTGTGGTGCTCCTTACATGGTTGGTCCATTAGGCTCTAAGTTCCATGCATTTGATATGCAGAGAAAGTATCGTGCATTAGCACCAGGAGAAGGATTTGATCCTGCTATGATGGCTGCTAACTCAGGATATGCTTTCTTCGCATCTGGTAAGGCTGCTTCAACTTGGGGAAATGCTAACGCATTAGGTATGTTCGCTCAAGGCTCTGCTCACTTATTAGAGAGATTAGACAATGTTGGCTCATTTGCTGGACAGCGTGGCTCTTCTTTCTTCACTACTATCATCGATCCTCGCACTCAGTGCTGGACTCCAAACGGATTATCTAATATTCAGTTTGACTTACAAGTTAAGTATATTGACTGTCCAGATGATTTAGCTCGTTTGAATGCTGGTGGTGCGGTAGATCCTTCAACTTTAACAGCTGCTCGTGGTTATGCATTAATCATTAAGAAACGTTATTCATTATTCCAAACTCCAAATGATGCATTTGATGCTTCAGACCGTTTAACTGGAAGTAATGGTGCATTGCTTTACACAATCACAAACGCATAATAAATACAAGTATAATCGGGGGGCAGGCAACTGCTCCCCTTTATAAAATAAACTATGAATTGCTTAACAGACTATATAGGTTTAAGAGGTTGCTCCACAGCAACTCCTCCATCAGGTTTATATGTGAATGATTTGCCAGGCATCAGCTTGAAGCAGATTGTGAGCTTAACTAACGAAGAAGAGAAAACCTATCAAGAGTTATGGGATGTAATTCAACGTAGAGCTCAGAATAGATTTTCACTTGATGTAAGAGAGAAGATGAGCAAAGAGTATAAGATTAAAAGCATCAATCAAGGAATCAATGTAAATGGCTATTCAGCAGGAACAGGTACTTTGCCTAATCCTGCTTTATATGGTTTCACATTGGAATATGATACAATGAATACTGGTTATGTTCCAAGTCCATTGACCTATATGCACATTCAGCAAATTCATTTTTATAGTGAGATTACTGGAATATATGGTTTGCAGTTTTATGATATCGATGCAAAGAAGCAGATTACTCAAGTTGATGTAACTTTAAATACAGGTCTAAATATCATTGAAATCAATCAGACTTTCACCAATGTAGGAAGATTATTTGTAGGATTTGCATTAGATGGAGGTTTAGATTATACTTCAATCAAAGCACCTTCTAACTATTGGACAGGATGCTGTGGAGTATTAGTGAGAGGAGCATCATCTACAAATGGAACTAGTTTCTCATTTACTGAAGAGTTATATGGCTTCTCGCCAATATTCACAATTGGCTGTTCTTGGGATGGCTTGATTTGTCAAAATAAAAATGTATTTAGCAGAGCATATTGGTATCTAACAGGTATTGAAGTGCTGAGTGAAGTAATCTACTCAACTAAATTAAATCAATTCACTACTGTGAACTTGCAGAAAGCAAATGAGCTTCGCACTGAATATCAAGTAGAGTATATGAAAGCTCTTGAGCAGATTTGTTCAGGAATGAATCTTGAATGTGATTGCTGTTTAGAGTGCTCAGGAAGTGTACAACTAAGAGAAACAACTCAATTCTATTAATATGGG